GCGCGTTTTTCGGGGTGGACGTAGAAGATGTCCATTGTGCATGTGAGGCACCCTTTGTAGTGCAGCCCGGGCGCGATGAACCCGATGAAGTATCCAACCGGAACCCCAGTCTCCCGCATCGTCACAAACAGCAACTCGCCGCGAGCCTCCCGGGCCTTGTACACATCGTACTGCGGATCAAGCGGCACCTTATCCTGATTCAGCGCCAACTCCTCCCAATGCAGCGGGAACAGTGGGCGGAACTCGTCCAGCCGTTCGGTGAAGGATTCAATCTGGCAGGTCAACATGGCTTGCTCGTGCGGATGTCCACAACCATGTGGATGCGCTCAGTGGCGCTGTTGTTGATCACCTCGTGCTCGATGCGGTTGTTGAACCACCAGATGTCGCCGGTGGCCATGTGTACCCACTCGTCACCGGCCCGAAAGTTGGTCCCCGGGGAGGACTGCAAGACGATGTGAAACCGATCCCAGTACTCAGCGTGCTCCGGGGTGTCTGTGTGCGGGTAGATCACGCCGCCCGGGTTCAGCTTGTTGATCATCACCCGGCCCAGCCGCTCGCCTTGCACAGCGGCCATCAAGTTGAACACCAGCGGTCGAGCTTCGGGGAGCGATTTGAATACAGGTTGATCGACGTTCTCGTGCTGATCAATCGTCACCTGGGCCTTTTTAAGCTCCTCCTCCGTCTCGTACACAGTACGGGGCGGGAAGCGCAAAATGATCGACTCCGTGTGGCCGAAGGGGCCTTGTGGGTAGTCTCGCAGGTAGGTGTCCTCCTTCCAAATGCCATTCGACTTATCCAAGCGTTTAATGGCCAGCATCAGCGGGATTACGGGGACATTGGAAGCGATTTGGAGGAAGTTTTTCATGGCGTCGATTATCCGCGCTATTGCTTGAGGAAGTTGGTGGTTGGATGTCAGCTGACCTCACGCCCGCTGGCGCGGATGGTGATGGCCGCTGCTGAGCCTGCAAGGGTGCTGATGAAGTCGCCAGAATTCAAGACGTGGCCAACCACTTCGGGGAAAGTGTATGCTTCCCCGGGTTGAAGCGTCTTGGCGCTGACGATTGTGTTGACCGCGCTGGCCGCTCCTCCACTTTGCACCAACTTGATGGTCAATGTGGCAACCACCCCGGTGGTGTTTGTGCCGGTGAACTTGTCAATGATGGTTCGTGTTCCGGCTGGGGCAGTGTACTGAGTGGTTTCAGCATTTTGCGCTTGCAGCGGATTGAAAAGGGCTTTCGCAGTTACGGTCATAATTGTACTCCTTGCTTGATTGAATCCAACTCTTTAACCAACTCGGCAATTTGTTCGCGTTGGGCCAACACTTCGTTCACCAAAACTTCCAACGTCACCGCCTGATCAGTCTGGATTGACTGCAGCAGTGCTTGTTCTGCGCTGAACAGCAGCGCGTTGGTTTCCCCGCTGCCCGCATCCTCGAACAAACTTTCAGACAAGTCCCCTGTTCCCGCCCCGATTGCCCCGCCTGCTCGTTCATACACAGCTTGAAAGAACAAGAACCAGGGGCGCGTGAAGACTTCCTGCCCGTTGCCGTCCACCATCGTGACCGGTTGCCGGGCGGATGGGAACTTGATTGGTGAGCTCATGATGTTCCCGGGGTTGCTTCGATGTCACCGTTGATGAAGCATCGCTTCACAGGGTCGGTGATGATGACGCGGAAAACGCGATCACGAGACTTTCCCAGCCGTCGCCACATCGCCCGCACCTTGCGTTCTCCCAACTTTCCCATCGACACCCACAACTCATTGCTCCACGTGTAGCCCCCATCGTCAGACCACTGGAGCATCACCTTTGGATCTGAGCCAGCACCCGACACAATCCCCACCCCAACCTCCATGTCCACCCACAGGCGGTGGTAGAACTGGAGGAGGTTTCCATTGGCGATGTGGGGGGCTTGCCGGATCGCGGGAAGCGGGTTGCCGTTGTCGGTGAAGGTGTCCAGGTCAAGCTTGTAGATGTTTCCGTTTTGCCAGTCGCCCACGAGGTTTTCACCCGCGAAGGCGATGTGGCAATTGGAGCGGTGACGGTTCAGCGAGTTGTCCGCTGGGTCGCGCCAAGCCCGCTCGTGCCACAAGTTTGTGCTCGCATCGAAGACCCAAGTGGCGTTGGCGCTCGGGAAGCTCAGCACGTAAAACTGGTGGCCTTCTTGCTGGTAGGTGTACGCCACGGCATCGTCAATGCGCGCATACTGCGCAATCGCGTACTCCACCGCGTGTGTGCTGATTCGTTGTGGCTGGTATCCCGAAGCCTGCTGCACAATGCCCTGCCCACGATCATCCGCGCTGAGCCAGAACACGCTGTTGTCCATCTTCGCCACGCTGAACTTCGCAGCGCAGCCTTGTTCGATGAACGCACCTTGGATGCGCTCGAATGGGAAGTCAGAGTTGCCCGAGTTGAAGAACACCTCGGTGCTGTTCTCCCCGAACAGCCATAACTCACGATGATCCACAATTAGGCTGATCAGCTTGTCGGGCGAGCCCTCCGCCGTGGCGAAGTCCAGTGGGTCGATGGTTGTGCCGTACAGTTGTGTGATTTGGAACTGGCCGGTGCCGGACTTGTTGAAGACGTAGTAACCGTCCAGGAAGTCAACTTTGTCTGCGCCTGTGAAAGCAACATCAGAAATTTTCGTCAGCGTGCCAGCCTCAACACCAATCACATAACCTTCCGGCCCGGTCACCATCATGACGCTGTCCGTTCCGTTCGTCGCCAAGCTCACCGGCATTGTCGCAATCGGGATTGTCCCGATCAGAACCGCAGCGCCGCCTGTGGAGACTCGGTAAACATTCGTCCCGATAACCCAAACGCTGAGCGCTGCGCTGAACCGAAGTGCACCCCGAACACCTCCGCCCGCGAGCGCCGCCCACAGCACAAGGCCTGGCGTGCCGTACAGTGCGGCAATGTTCTTGCTGGTTCCGCTGCCGGACATTTCCGGGTATAGATTGACGCAGCGCTGGGAGTCAAAGCTCTTGGAGCGGGCGGTGTAACTCGCGCCGATGAAGGGGAAGGAGGACATCAATACCCCCGCTGCCAGATTGCCGGGCCATCAGGCATCAACGCGCTGTCGAAGCTCGCCACGCGGCGGGTCTTGTTGGCGCGCTTGATGTTCGCTTTGCTCATCTTGGCGGTGTCGGTGACTTCTTGCGTCACGATTCGGCCATAGTCAGGGGCCAGCAAGATGGCCAATGCATGCTTGATGGCGAGCATGTACCCTGGCGGCAACACAATCACCGTCGCCAAGCTCGGGACAAGAGTGAGGATGCGGTTCATGGTGAGCGTGATGGGAATCACTTGGTTGGGGACAGGGAACAACGTCACCTTGCCCAACGGGTTCTCGTTCACATACAGCAGCCGCTCGATGATGGGCTGCTGCATCGTCTTCAGCCCCACCAAGTTGTACTCCTCCTGGCCCCAGACGCCAACGGGGAAGTCCACCCCCTGCACTGTGCAGTAAGCAGCGTTGATGTCTTGGGGGCGGTCGGTGTTCCAGTTGCCGCCCACGCCGATGGTGTAGATGGCTTGTCCAGCGGTGGTGTTGAAGGTGGCGTTGGATGAGCCGTAAACCGCCAGGTTCTCCGTGCTCCAAGTCTCCAACACATCGTTCAGCGCATCCAGCGCCCCATCCGCCTCATCAGCGGTCGGGGTCTCACCCACAGCGAGGACACCAATCAGGCGCATCGCCCCGGTGATCAAGTCAATTGCGGTTGTCGGGCTGGGCATTTTGGGCCTCGCGGTGTGGTTATTTCACACCAGCGCTGGGTTTTCACCGAGCGCTGGTACCTTCGCCTTACTTCTTGGCGTTTTTGGCCTTGTCGGCCTCAGCTGCCGCGAGCGCATCGGCAATCGCCTTCTCCTGGGCCTTCTTGGCGATGGAGTCGCGTGCAGCCTTCAGGTCGATGGCATCTTGCGGGGTCTGCTGCCACTCGTCGCCAGCGGCCTTCTCCTCGTCCTCGCTGTTGACGGTCTTGGTGGAGCCGTCCGGGTGGTGGAGCATCTTGGGATACTCGGCAAAGGGCTTCGGGCGGTTCAGTTCTTCCAGGGTCTTTTGATCGGGATGCATGGTTCAGGTTCCTTTCAGGGAGGGGTTGTTGGATCAGTTCTGGATCACGAGGTAATCGAACGGGGTTGTGCCGGTTGCGGCGGCATTTCCGGTGACTGTGAAGGAGCCCGCTGCCATCGTCACGCGCACAGAGGTCAAGGTGGCGTCCGCTCCGCCCAGCTGCACAAGCACGCTACTGTTGGCGGCGACTTGCGAGTTGGTGACGACAACGGTGGAACCCGCAGCGGCGAATGCAGCGCGTCCGTGTGAGACATTTTGTATGACGTTGCCAGGGGTGCCGGTTCCGTCTGTCAGCGCCGACTGGAGCGAGGTGGAGCGAAGCGATGTGAAGGAGCCGGTGCTGGGTGTCGTTGCGCCAACAGAGGTGCCGTTGATCGTTCCGCCCGTCACTGCAACGCCTGCCGAGTTGAATAGCCCATCCGTCAAGACCGGCGATGCGGCCACAACGTACTCCACCTCGCCGGATGTCGCCGCCACCACAACGTCGATGCCAGGGGTGTAAGGCCCCAGCGTCACAGCTCCGTCCGACAGCGTTTGGATCGGCCCGCCAGCGCGGCCACCGGGGATGTTGACAGACGCCTTGGCGTTGCGGAAGGCCCCGATTCGGATGGACTGGCCTGCCGGGATCGTGACTGTTGCGTCTTGTCCTTGTTGAAGAAATGACATGGTTGCCTCCAAAAAGGGGCCGAAGCCCCGTGGGTTTGGATTTTAGGGCGCGGTCGTCAAACCACCGAACGGCCCCAGCTGAGCCCAGTCGATGGCCACCGCAGCGGTCGCCGCAGCGTTCAACGTGAACGTCACCGAACCCGCAGCGGGCGTGATCCTGGTGACGTACAGCGCCGTGCCGTCCGCCGCCGCATTGGACAACACCGCAATGAACTTCGACTCTGCGGTGAAGCTCGGATTGCTCACCACAACCGAGGTACCTGCTGCAGCGATGCCGACACGGCCCATGGGAATCGTCGTGGAGACTGCGCCCGGGGTGACAGGGCCAGCGCTCGCCACAGCCAAGCCCGCTGCGATCAGCGATGCCTCGATTGCGGTTGAGAACTGGACGATGGTGCCGGACAGGTAGCCGGCATAGGGTCGATTGAGAAGAACCATGATGGATTCCTTTGAAGGGTTGATGCAGTCGCAATGAGCAGGGGCGAAGCCCCACCCAGTTGCGAATCAGGTTGCGTACAGGCAGGCCAGTTCCGGGTACGTCGCGGCCCAACCGAACAACACATCGAGACGCATGATGTAGTTGTCGTTCACGCCATCGTAGAACTCGGTGACCTTGATGTTCATGCCCTTGTAGGACTCCACAGCCACGTCGATCACGCCCTTGCCGCCCGGGGGAGCGTACATGGGCACCATCGCCAGTGTGAAGGCGTCCTCGTGGAAGGCGACGTTGGCACCGAAGGAGCCCGAAGCGGTGCCGAAGATCGTGATGGTGGCACCGTTGGCGGGGCTCGTGGTCACGTTCTGGAAGGCACCGGAAGGCACCAGGGCCGGGCTGATCTGCAGCGAGGTCGCGGCAGCTGCGGCGTCAGCGGTCACGGTGAACTGCGCCAACACACCAGTGGATTGGCGGGACTGGGGGTTGACCGCGAACACGTTGGCGAACGTGATCTTGGTGCCCTTGGTCACTGTGCCGTTCAGCGCGGCCACGGTGATGGCCGTGCCGGTCTGGCCAGCGCCGTTCACTGTGTTGGTGTTGACGACAGCGGTGCCGTTCACGTGGGTGTCTACGTTCTGGTCCATGCTGTAGGCCAGTCCAAGCGAGTCCACCATCATGCCACGCTTGAACTGCTTCTCCAGCGTGGATGCGGCATTGAACAAGCCCGCGAAGCCTTGGATGGTAGCGGCGTTCAGCGCCGGGTTCATCACCAGCGAGCGTTGGTTGTCACGCGGCGCGGCCATTTCGTCCATGCGTTGGTTCAGGCCGGTGATGGCCGCCAGCGCGAGGGCTTGTGTGGTCGGGAGCGTGCCCGGGGTGCCGATGGTGTTGAAGGTGGACAGGCGGGCCAGGTTCAGTCCTTGCCGGTCAACTTCGTTGGCTACCGTCGCCAGTGCAGCTTGGAGCTTCTTCTGCATCTGGGTCAGGTTCAGGGTGCGCTCGATGCCGGTGAAGTTCAGATCGCAGCCGCCTTGCTGCAAGGTCAGCGGGATCGTGGATTCCACCGTGCTCTGCGGCACCGCCACGCGGCCAGCGCGGTAGGTGTAGCGGGGCGGGCGCTTGATGTTGATGGTCTGGCCGGGAGCGTAGCCACGAGACATGTTGCTCGTGAATTCGTCTTCCCAGTCGCGGTTGACGTTCGATGCGAACGTCAGCATGTTTTCCAGGATCGCCAAGGCTTCCTTGGCGACGATGGAGCAGGTGACAAGAGTATTGCTCATGAATTCCTCGTTGGATCAGGGTGTGGTGAATCGCTCACCGCGCCCAGGAAGCGCCTTGCGACTTGCGGTGCTTCACGTAGTCGTCCATCGAGAGTTTCGACAGATCGACAGGCGCGTTGCCAGCTTGTTGCAAGGTCTTCGCCGGTGGCGGTGCGTTGGTGGTGCGGGCGGCAGGGGCAGCGGGCGCTGCACCCTGGGCAGGAGACGGGGCTGCGGAACCCGCCGTGAGGCTCGCTTCAAGCCGTCCGATTTCTCGGGCAGCGTTCATCGGGCTCATTGCATTGAGCTTGTCGGCAACAGCCGGGTTCTTGGCGAGGTGGTAGGCCAGCGCAGGGCCATTCTCACTTTCCAGCAGCGCTTCTCCGACATGCTGCGCAATGGGAACATCGCTGTTCGCCAGAACGGCATCATAGTCTTGGATTGCGCTGCGGGTCTGCGTCTGGCGCTGCTCCCAGGTGGTGGCGCGTTGCGTGGCTTGCTGTTGTTGAGCTTGCTTCGCTTCGCGTGCATCCAGGGCTTTGCTGACTTTCTCGTCAGCCTTGAACTCGGCAAGGGCTTCCACATACTCGCCATAGTCAGCGAAGTCAGCGGGCTCGGGCTTCTTGGGTGCGGCGGGTGCCGGTGCCTGAGTTGCTGTGGCGCGTTCCCGCCAGTAGGCAGCTTCACGCTCTGCTTCACGTGCCTTTCGCGTCAACTCATCAATGCGCGGCTGCACAGGGTTGCGGAAGCGCCCCTGCTCGTCACGATCTTGAGCTTGCTGCGCGGCGGTCTGTTCAGCGCTCCCTTCAGCGGGGCCAGGAGCTGGGGCTGCTGGGGCTGGGGCGGGCGCTGCCGGGGCTTCACCCGGGTTGCCAGTTGGTTGCTCGGTGCTTGGGGTTCCTTCTGCGGCGTTCATTGAACGATCTCCTGCCCATCGTTTTCGCCCGATGGTGTGGCTTCACCCTGTTGCGCTGAGTCCACACCCGGGTCAGGCATGGAGCGAGGTTCGCCCGAGGTCGCAGGCTGTGCGCCGTCGCCCTCGGTAAAGGCTTCTGCAACGAGTTGCGGGGGCGGTTGCAGCTTGGCGATTAGCAGCTGCACCATCCCAGTCAACTCGGCAACGTCAGACTTGCTGACGGCATTGATTTCAGCAACGCGCTCACGTGAAGCAGCGTCGATCTTGGCTTTCTCGATGCCGCTTTGGGCCTCTTGCAAGGCTTGCCCCATTTGCTGCATCTGTTGATCCATCTGCGCGAGCATCGGCCCCACCTGATCCAGCGGGATCGGCCCCTTGGGCGTGTCCACCGTCTCGGATTGCTTGCCTTCCTCGTCGCCCCGAATCTCGGGCGGGATCGAACGGGCCACGCGCTCGGCAATCTCCTCCGCGCCGGGCCAGTCCATGGCCTTGATGACCTTGTCGCCAGCAACGTCCATGAGCTTGGGCCACTTGCCAGCCACCTCCACCATCGAGTCCAGCGCTTCTTGGCGCAAGGTGTCGTAGCTCGGGCCTGCCTTCACAGTGATGTCGTATTCGCCCACAGTCAGGTCATTCAAGATGGTCTTGATGGCCTGACCTTGCTCGTCAACCTCTTGTTCCTCGGGCGGGATCGGGGAGTTGATCTTGGTGTGCTTGATCTTACCGTCTTCGCCCATGATGCGCACAATGCGGGTGGCATCGTAGTAGTGCGGGATCATGCTCACAAGGCAGCGGCCTGCGTGGCGAACGGTGCGGGCGAGGTTGTCGGAGAAGTGGAAGTTGGCCACATCGCCTTGGCGCTGCTGCTGACGCTCCTGAATGCCCGAGCGGGCATTGCCGAGTGC